GTGTTGAGCTAATCTATTGCCAAACCGAATGTCGTGATTGCCCCATGTAAATAGGAGCTTTACATTATGTCTCGCTGCCTTAGCGACTTCCTCAATCTCACCTAGCGCATCCTGACAAGCCTTCAATTCTTGAACAACAGAAGTTTGGGGTTGGTCAGTTACATCATGCCTTGATATAGACGCCCCATCGAAAGCATCCCCGTTACATATCACCGCCTTTGGTTTGAACTGTTCTATAGCCCATAGAAGCCCTTTAAAGGCCGTTGTGCGCTGACTTGGGATGAAGTGGGCATCTGAGAACACAATCACAGTCCCATCCAGTATGCCAAGGCTTACTTGTTTTAAAGGGGAGAAGGATTTTGGCCTGTTGGAGTCATATTTGGCACTGCGAGAGTCACTTGCGGGTAATTTGAGCTTATGTTGCTCTTCCATGCTTCTTCTGCGGTAGTTAACTGCTCTTTCAGTTATGCCAAGCATTTTTGCTACTTTTGTAACAGATTGATACTTGTCCCACAGTTCTATGAATTGTTCATCCGTACAAGAATTAAGACCATTAGTTGATACCATGAGAAACCTTGGGAAGTAATTTTTCTAACAAGTTGATTACTCTATGCTCTTGCATTTCAACCTCATCCTGAGATGATTTTGGGTCTTGTGCCACAGTCATTAAATCGTGCAAAAACACATGAAGCAACTCATGCAAAGCAGTCTGATCTAGAGATTCTGGCGTGATCTTCTCAGCACCAAAGTCACCTAATCTGTAAGTAGCCAATCGAGCCGAAGTATTGAACTCAACAGAAGCCATAGCAGCCTTTGCTGCCTTGCTTCCTTTCTCTATTCTCCAATCACCCAAACTCAGCACTTGTTGCCACTTTCTGACACTTTGTGCAAATATTTCTACGTCTTGTGGTGTAGGAATGTTAGGCATTACAACACCTTATATGATATTTATTACAATTTAATTTAACAAAGAACACTCAGCTTGTCTGCGTTTTAGAAGACCAGGCAACACTTTCCCACCACCTTTAGTCCACAACATAAGCTGTTCTTGAGCCGCTTCCCACTCTTGAGCATTGATTTTTCGCTTTAAAGTAGATGTTTGTAAACGACCAATTCCAAGGTTGTAAACAAAATCAACAATGGCATTACATTTTTTTACATCTGTTGCAAGAATCGGACAGTTTCTTAGAACACCTGGCAAATATGTATGTTCTAACTCAATCATTAAGAGGTGATTAGCCTCTTCCTGAGTCATTGGAGGATCTTCTAATGTTACTTTGCGCTTATCTGCATAGTAAGTAGATCCATAGCCAATAGTGGCTACGTTAGCAGGGCAAAGGTAGGGCTTAGAACGAAAGCCCTCAAACCTTTTGCATAGTTCTGCTGCCAACTCTAAGTTCATATTCCACGCTTAGACAGAGTTCTATCAAGAAACCAGTAGTTAATAGTTCCTGATAGCAAAGCAGAAAAGTCTGGAGTCATCATTGTTTTGAAGACTTCAGATGCTTGTGCTCCACCCAACCATGCGTTGTAGGCAAACCAAACATGGATAAATGACCATACGAATAGTACCCAATATGTTACTACTGGACGCACAGAAGCAGAAAGTGAGGCTACCCATCCACCTGCGGCTTTAACCATCTCAGCTTGCTGTGTAATGGCGTTGTTAAAGGCATCCATCACACCTACGTCTACTGCGGCTTCTCTTTGTGCGCCAATCTCAGCTAATTTCTGCTGACCACGTTGGGCTTCCAAGTCGCATTGGTGCTTGAACATATTTAGTTCATGCTCACGCTCATTCTTCTTATCCATCCATTTAAGAACTTCTGGGGCAAGGCGAAACACCCCACCAAAAATTGAGCCTAGTATTCCACCAGATAGCATTTCAAACATAATCAGTCCCTTTTACAATGTTTAGTTTCTTCATCGTGTGATAGTTTTACACCAGCCAATAGGCCAATAAAACCACCAATAATGGTCTGAAATGCAGGGCTTAACAGAGCGAAGATTTCTGAGTTATCAACTTCCTTTGCCCACAAGCCAAGAATAAAAGCACCTACCATTCCTAGTATGCAAATACAAAGTGTTGCGCTAACCATAAAGGTTACATAGAAAGTAAGTCTGCCTCTTAAATCTTCCATATCTACTCCTAAACGTATATATCTAGTTTGTGGTTGCTAAACATTTCCATCTCTAACTGGTTAACTCTAGCTTTCTTGTTATACAGTTCTAGTTCTAATTCTGCTATCACCAATTCAGATTTGTGAGCCTTTAGTGCTTCTTTGTATTCTTGTTGAACCTTCTCAACTGCCTTATCAAAAGCTACAGTTTGAATGTCGTGCCTTACTTGAACCATTGGATACCACTTGCTTGGGATAATCATTTCTTCTCACGCTCAATTGCTTCTTTGTATCCATGAATAACTTTGCTTCTTATTTCTGCTGAATCTGCTGTTCCAGCCCATACTGGTAGGTTGTTCCAAATCACCACGAAATCTTGACTTCTACAAAACCTTGCATTGTTTGTCAGCCACATTGAGAGTTGCTGATGTCTTTCTGAAGGGTTGTGAATGGTATAAGCAATTGACCAAAACTCCCTGACACTGCACAAGTCTTTTCCTGTGGAGTGAAGTGCTAGAGTTAAAACAAGTGCTACTAACCATTTCACGGATACGCCCAAAGAATGATGTAACTACAAAACAGAACAAAAGCAGTAAAACAGGCTGCTGCAATAAATGCTTCAGCCCATTCTTTCATGGCTGATCTGATTGAAAAGCGCCTTTGAACCCAAATACTGCCGAAGAACTAAGTGTTGGACTCCATTGGCTTGGATCTCCTAATAACTTCAATACTTGATTTCGTTCAGCAGTAGGTAGTGTTGCCAACAAATCAGCCGCACCTTGTGGTGTTTTCATGGCTTCTGTCAAAGTCTGCAATGTTTTAGTGCTTACAGATTTCTCTAACTCACTAATTACTTTGTTAGCTGATGAAGCAAATACATTTAAGTATGATGGCAATCGTATAAAAGAAGTTTGTTGCTTTAACAGTTGAGCTAGAGACGCTTGCCCTGCGCTTACTTGTTCTTTAACAGCTAATTTAGTTAATTGTTTTTGCGCTTCATCACGCAATACAGACATACTTGAGTCTGCCAATTCAACAGCAATGTTGTACTTACCTGGGCCAAGAATTTTCTCAACTTCTTCAGGTGTTTCATTTTGAACCAAACGCACAAAACCATCTTTGTTTGTTTTCCAAAGTTTTAGTGCTTCGCCTGTTAGTTTACGTTCGGCAATTTTCTCCATGCCTTTCGTATAATCAGCAAGGTATTGACGATAACCTTTTCCACCAGCTTCTTCAATAGCGTCAACAATTAGAGGCCTAATGTCTCCCAGAACTTTGGAAGCAAGGTTTCTTTGCGATGTTGCATCAATACCTGGCCTTAGTTTCTGAATAGCCGCATTAACAGAGTTTTTACGAATAGCATCTAAAGCAACAACATCTACAATTCCACCACTATTTGTCCATTTAGCAATGTCATCTGCAACATTCTTAACTGCACCAACAAGTACGTCATCACCAGCAAACTTTGGATTGTTGCCAATAGACGAAATTCTTTGAGATAAAGCAGCACCTTCAAGTGGTTTTATTCCAACAGAGCGTAAAGCATCTGCCGCACCCTGTGCAAAACGAGCGCCTTGACCTAAGTCTAAAGAAGCATCTGCCGCCTTAGATGCCCAATTATCAGCCATTTGAGCAAGATCGCCTTTGTAGGTATATCTTGTAAAGCCAACAGGAATGCCTTTCTTGATTAACTCAAGACGACCTGCCGCCTCTGCTAAATCTCCAGCCTCAATCAATCTACGAACATCGGCAACTTTAGCCGCCGCTTCACCACTAAGCATTCCTGCTTTTGTTTCATATTCAGCAACTGCTTTACCAAGATTTGCACGACTCAATGATGATTCTCTTGATGGAGTTGTAATAGCGTTTAAAGCATCCTTTGCTCTCTCAGCAACAGTGCGAACTTCAGCCGCATTCTCACCACCCGCTAATCTAGACAATGCCTTTAAAGACTCATCCTCATTAAACATTTTTACTTTTAACAAAAATTGTGGGTCTTGTTGCAGTGCATCATCAATCAATGCTTGCCATTTAGGATTGTTAAAAGATGCTGTTATTTCAGCAACGCTTGCATTAGGTGGTGCATTCCTTAATGCTTTAAGCACATCTGGAAGGTCTTTACCAAGAGACAATTGAGCCAAAGTAGCGGCTTTTTGGGCAGGAGCATTAAATAAATCTATTGCTTTACCTACACCTTTAGAGATTATTGGTGCGATAACACGACCACCCGCCTCATAAGTTGCGCCCTCAAGCACATTTTTAACTGGTTGTGTTTGGGCTTGTTCTGGTGTCATGCCACCAAGGTAAATATCGCCTAGCTTTAAAGCCTCTTTAGCCATGCCATAGCCAAGACCTGCACCACCAACAATACCTGGTGGGCCTAATGGCGAACCTAACATACCACCGCCAACCGCACCCAGAGTTTCAACTGTAGGAGCAATAACTGGTCTGACAACATTTCTATAAGCCAGTTGACCTGTACTTAAATTAGGTTGGTTTGTAGCAGCAGGAACAGGTTTGCCATAGCCAGGTATTTGAGAAGCAAGAGGAGCAGGATATCGTGCCGCTAACCTAGCAGTTTCATCAGATTCTTGTGGCTGAACACCTAAGTATTTATTGGGATCAAATTCTTTTGTTATGCCAAGATATGCGTCAGGATCAAAATCAGCCATGTTATTTAGCTCCTAAACGATTCTTAATTTGTGCAGAACGAGGATCATTTGGGTTTTTATTTGCCCAATCCAATGCCTGTTGATCTTCTCCATTTAAAGCCTTTTTAGGTTGTTCTGACCTATAAGAGTATGTCATGTCATACGCTTCTCTAAGTCTAGTTTTAGAGCCTTGAATGTCTCCAATGGCTTGGTCAAGTGCCGCTTTAACATCTTTAGCATCTTGTCTGCGATCAATAGCACCAAACGAAGCAGTAAGTTGTTTACCCTCTTGATTAGATACATTACCTAATGCACCACCAGTTTTGGAAGCATCACGCAAATCTTGCAATGCTTGGAAGCCACCTTTAGCAACAATCTTGTCGTACAGAGCTTGAGCCGCACGACCATTTGCTGTTAAACCAGGCAATCTACCTGCCGCAAAACCTGTGATTTCTGAAAGACCAGGGCTATCTCTTAGCTTCTCAATGTCTTTAACAAAAGAATCAGCCTTTGTTTCAAAACTACTGATAGCAGAAGTAGCCTGTGGATATGCAGCTTCACGTTTTTGCTTCTCTTTTGGAGTAAGCAATTCAGCATTAGCCGATTCCTTCAAAGAAATAGCAAGTTGTGCAATATCTCGTCTAGCATCTGTTTGCATCTGAGCAACTTGAATGCGAGTAGCACCTGCTTGTTCAGCCGCATCAATTCTTGCTTGTGCGGCTATTTTGGCAGCCTCAATCTTGGCTTCATTTGCCGCTGTAGAAGTGTCTGCTCTTGCTTGTGTGGCTTCTTTTCTACTTTGAGCCGCTGTTAAAGCCGCCAAAACTTTTTCTGGTGGGCCATATTTGGTTAGAACGCCAATAACTTGATCTTGAGTTGCATCAGGGCCAAGTTTAGACAACTCAGAACGCAAGTCTTCCTCTTGTTTAATAGACAATTGAGTTTTAGCCGCTGTCGCTAAAGATACTTGTTCTGCCGCTTGTCTCTGTTTAATTTGAGCTACATCACCTTGTGCTTGACGAGCAAACTGAGCCAATTGCATAGCACCTTGTTGGTCGCCAGCTTGTGCCAACAACTGAGCACCTTTCAGGATTGACTCAGGGTTAGTTTGGTCAATCTGTTGAGCAATAGCATTACGAGTGCTAATTAACTTTAACTGCGGGTCTTCTATACCCATAGCACCAGCAAAGCCACGACCCAATTGACCAACACTAGCCTGAAGACCTGCTTGCGCTGCCGCACCAGGCGACAACTGAGCCAACTCATAGCCTCTTTTTAAATCTTGTTGATATTGTTGACCCTGATACATATCAGGAGTCATACCGAATAAGCTAGGAATAATATCTGCCATTTTGCTCTCCAATTAAGTCCAATATCCAGGGTTAGCATACTCGCCAACAGCATAAGGATTACCTGCTACACCCGTACTTGTTGGTGAGAACAAACCAGTTGCCCATTGACCTAATGCCTGACCAAACTGTGCATTAGGATTACCTGCAGCAATCAAGGCTTGTGCTCCAAGGTTTCTTGTTGCATCTGCACTTGTTGCCAAGTTTGTACTTAGTTGAGCGCCAGTTAAGCCTAGACGACCAACATTTGCACCTGCAGCCGCTTGTTGTTGTGCAAGAGCTTGACTCATGTTGTACGCTTGTTGAGCTTGTGACTCAAGATTCTGTACCTGACCCTGTGCCGCAGTGTATGGAGCATAAGCCGCTTGCTGACCTGCATAATATTGACCCATAGCACCTGCGCCTTGACCCAACAATCCCGCACCAAAGGAGACTTGTTGTTGACCATATTGCTGTGCATTAGCTGCCAGTTGAGCATCTTGTTGAGCACGAGCGTTATACAAAGCCTGTAGTTCAGGAGTAGTAGCACCCAAATTACCACCTTGAGCAACTGCCAAACCAGAGCGACCTTGTTGATACAGTCTGTTTTGCAAGTTAGCCAAATCAAGTTCACGGCTTGGTGCTAATAGATTCATCTGTTGAGCAATGTATTTATTAGCAACTTCTTCAGGACTCTGAGCTAAGTATTGATTGCCAAGGCCAAACAAACTCTGAGCGCCTTGTTGTAAAGGTGCAAACTGAGCTTGTGCTTGTTCTGCTTGTGACAGACCTTGATTAGCCAAATTTGACAAACGAACTTGTTGTGCTTGTGCTTCTGGAGTTAACTTGTATCCAGCACTTACCATCTGACCAGTCACAGGGTCATATCTAAACTGAGAAGCTCCAAACTTAGTCGTCATGCCAACAGGACGGAATTGAGCCGCTTGTTTGGCAGCAGCAGTCTCAGCATCCAC